GCCAGTGTTCCCAGAATAATTTCCTAGGTATTCTGGCTGGACGAACTTCACGCCAGGTTGGAAATCCGAGCCCTGCCATGTGTGCTCGTAAAGTACCCATCCAGTATGTGCAGCGACGCTAGATGGAAAATACGGCGATCTTCCACCATTGGTTGCGCAAGGGGTGCCTGCACTATCAAGAAACTGCCGCAAGTCGAAGTAGAGTACGCCATTTGTCCCAGCCGCTGCTCGCGCCCAGAACCGAGTCTTGTATTTGCGCGATGTGTCCACGGGGTGATAGACGCCATCATTGGGGAATCCTCCCAGCGCCATGCGAAGTGCAGTGGCTCCCTCCATTCCGTCTGTTATCGAGACTACCGTTTGACCTGCCAAATTGGGCCATAGTTCGATGGGGCGAGAGAGTGACCCGGAACCTTGAGCTGCATCTGTTAGGGCTTTCTGGGCGTCAGCAACTGCTTTGAGCAGAGCCTCTCGGGTGCTGAACACGAGGGCGAAATTAGCTCGCATTGTGGCCCCACCACCGGTCCCGAGTGGGGTATTCAGGGTAAAGTCCGTGAATGCAGGGCTCAGAGCGTTGACGTAGGAGGTCAGATCTGTGACGGCGTTATCATAGGAGGTCTTGGCAGTGGCGACGGCACCTGTGCCATTGAAGTTCGTGGCCTGAGCGTCCACGCTGGACTGCTCTTGCTTGACCGTTGTGTATGCGAGGTTGAAATAAGCCTTCTCGCTGGTGTCTAGCACATCGTCCGAGGCAATGTCGTTCACACTGGCCTGAATCGCCGTGACCCCTGCTGCGTCCTTGAGGGAGACCGTATCTGGATCGACCACGATTGTACCGCTGATGGTGCGCCAAGAGGACTCGTTTCCGTTGACATACACCGCCTGAATCGCGCCAAAGACCGTGACCTGAGCTGCGACCAAAACAGGGACCACAGCCGAGGTCTCGGTGGCGGGAATCACAATGGGCTCTACGATATAGTTCGAGGACAGGTTCGGATCGGTTCCCTTGTAGACCACGATCCTGAAATTCTTCAGGGAACCAGGTGGGTTCGTGTCGGTGTGTGTCCAGTTGAACGTGAGCCACTTCGGGTTCACGACCTGAGGATTCCCGCCATTGCTCTGTAATACAGAGGAATCGTCTTGGTAGGGCACGCGATAGGGCACAAGGGTCTCCTCAAGGTTTAGTGGCAGAAACCGTCATCGTCAAGGTAGCTGGCGTCGTTGGTGTGATGGTGACGGTTGCCGAAGCTGCATTGATCGAGTAGTTCCCCGAGGTGTCCTTCGCCTTTATCAAGAACTGTGAAGACCCACTGGCGGTGAGGGGAATCGGGAAGCTCGTCGAAGATCCGTAGTTCAGGAACGTGGCGGAGTCCCATAAAGATCCATTCCTGATCTCGTATCCGTCGAGGTCTAGGTCCGGGTTGGGATTCCATTTCAGCGTCACACCGAATGTATTGTAGTCGATCGTGAAACCTGTGACGTCGGCTGGAGGAATGGTCTTGCCAAGCACCGTGTATGAACTGATGGTGCTATAAGGGGATCTCTTCAATAAGTTCAGAGCGGCGACTCGGATTTCGTACAAGCTACCAGGCATTACGTCGGAGATGTCTGCTCCGCGAACGGAGACCTCGGGAAGCACAGTCCAGTTGCCGTAGTCCTTGCGATATTCGACGGAGTAGGTCTTGTCAATTAGATTTCCGGTCCATTCGACGTGAATATTCGTCTTCAGATCGAAGCCAGAGTTGTACAAGTTCTCGGTTACCAAAAGCACAGTTGGAGCGGAAGGTGTTAGGTTGCTGTCGTTCAGTGAGGTGGGTTTGGAGTCCAACTCCAGTCCAAGCTCAACGGCACTGTATTTATTGGGGTCATGGATGACGGCAATGTGTTCGTAAGTATTGGGGTCTATCTCTACGATGCTGAGAATTCGCATTGTAAGTGGAACGAGCAAGTCGGTTGATAGCGACCAAGGGCTATCTGGCACCGGAGCTGAGGCTAGAGCTGAGGCTAGATCAAGGACTGTGTAGGATCCTGTGGAGTTCGTGATACCCTTCGTAGCAATCGTCCCGTCGGAAAGCATCACGGACAATAGAGGATTTTTGGTGGAGTCAATCGCTACAGCCGAGTCGATCGTAACTTGGGTCGTTGTCGCCGCTACGATGCGTCCGCCGATGCGCAAACCAGCGCGATTGGCGTCGCATAAGTTAATCACCTCGCCGGGTCCCGCACAGAGGCCTTCGAGGTCCGTCCGCCAGGTGGCTGCCTCCCCCTCTGCCCATTCGCTGTAAAGCGCCCAATCCCCTTGACGGTGAGCTTGTCCTTGCCAGATACACCCCATCGCAGCGATGGCGGTTTCCCGAATCCCGTAGCGGTCAACTGAAGCCTTCCGCTCCACGTACTCTCGCTCGGTTTTGTAGTTGTTTGCTGGGTTGTTCCAACTAACGGTGGCTACGGAGTGCTTGGAAGACAGTGGTGCGGAGGAGTAAGTGAAGACTCCGTCGAGGACATTTGCATTGGTATAAAGAGCGGCAATGCTTGCAGTAGGCGAGTCCTGGACAAAGAACATTCGGTCCCCACCCCAGAAACTCATTGCCCGGAAGGTTGAGCAGATGTTTTGGACCACCTTATAGGCGTCTTCCTGAGTCTGTAGATACAGCGCCAACCTGAAACGAGGCTCAGTTCCACCCTTGCCGTCGGGGACCATTCCATCGCAATATCTACCAATAGCCTCAATAGCCCACTTATCGAGGTCAGCGTCCTTGACGTAATCACCCATTCCCCAACGAGGATTGGTGAGCAACTCCATCAGTAAGTAGGCTGGGTTGTTCGTCCAACTTAGCTTGAAAGATCCATCCCAGGTTCCAGTATTAACGGGATCCGACCAGAGATTTGTCGTTGGGTTGTAGACAGGCGCTGTGTAAGAGGTCGGTACGCGACAGATGACTCCACAAGCTTCGTAGCCACGCGTTGGGATGGAAGAGAAAACCTCTGCATTCATCTGGAGAGCGATGATTGCAGAGTTAGGATAGGAGAGCTTCTTATCGGTGATCTTGGTGTAGGACTTCCAGCGCGATTGGTTCATGAGCGTCGCGGAGTGATTGTCCGCTGTAACTCGCCGGACCTTGATGTCCCAAGGACCAGGTTTGGGAAGCTCAATGCGGTAGCTACGCTCGTAAGCAGAGGTCGCTTTCCCAGTAATGGTATCCAGAATCTTGTTCTGGTAGCCACCGCCATTAGCCTGGACGTCGATCGCCATCTGAATGGTAGTCCCGTGAATGTCTCCATTACCAGAATTGACTTGTTCCATTTGTGGGAAATTCAGCGTCACTCTTATTGCATCAATCGTCGAGTCTGCAAAGGACCTTATCACTGGTGTGTCTAGACGGACTTCCTGATCAACTCCGACCTCCGCCTCGGCGGAGGGGAATCCTGTGATGTAGCCCTGCGTAGGAGTTCCGGTTGTCGAGAGAAGAGTGACATCTTTAAAGTTGAAGGTTTCGTCTCTATTCTGGAGAACGGTGTCGTCGAGATATACAGACTTGAGTCCTTCTACGAGACCCTGGATTGGTCCCTCAGAGATAACCTCTAGAACACGAGCTTTGGACTTGACGCTAAGGGAATCAGGATCTTCGACTGGCGTGTGTTGAGCACCACCACCACTCTTGCCACCACCACCAGAACCAGCGATTCGAAACATTCCAGCTCCTACGTCGTCTTTACACGCCAATGGCGAATACCACTACCATCATCAACGCCAGAATCACCAGTCGTGCTATCGTTCAGATCACCACCATCATGCCACTCCTCCGCAACCAGAGATGCAGAGATTACACAGCTTCCAACGCGGAGCGGGCCACCAAGAAGCACAGGTATGCAGTGTCCCTGGGCGTAGGTGTTCACAGGGCCATCGAACAAGTAGCTGGGTTTGTGGCCGTCGGATTCTTGTGGAATGTCCGGAGGCGAAGGCGCGAAGAGCATGTTTGCAACACCACCGATGATCATGGCTGCGCCAGCAGTGATGAATCCCTTGGCTACGACGAGTCCAGCGCCACTCCAGCCAGTTGTGATTCCGATCACGACGCCAACGGCGATTAAGACGGAACCAATAATGACCTGCATCCAATTAGCGTTGCCTGAACCAGAAGTCATTGGGACAATCTTAATATCCTCACCACCGTTGCACATTGTCAGGCAACGTTCCTCAATGTTATCTTTGCCGATGAACACAGCGAACCCAGGCTGATGGAAGCGAACCGCCTTGAAGAACCCAGGGAATCGGCGAGACAGAGCCCTGACAGCTTCTGCTGGGCTACTGATGGAGAGCTCGTGCAGCTTTCCAAACTTCTTTCGCAGATGCCCATAAAGCAACACTCTGGTTTTTTTGGTATGAAGGCTTCTTTCATACATCATGTATGAACCTTCGAACGTTGTCGCATTCATAGCCGACTCCTGTGGCGTAGTACGTGTGTGGTGCTGCGCTGCCAATAACCACCCCAAGGATAGATTCCTGAGAGCCTACCTTGCAAATGTTGGAGGATCGTTCCGTCCCCAAGGAAGATCGCTGCATGGTTTGGTACCAGGGAGTTGATCTGCATTAGGAGGACGTCATGCTTCTGTGGTTCGTCAACTCGCACAAAACCAGCATCCTCGTAGTTCTGGACGTAGATGTCCTGGCCACGTTCCCACCACCGTTCCTCACGATCGTAGTCCTTAATATCGATATCGAGGTTCTGCTTGTAGTAGTCCCGAATGAGAGTGAAGCAGTCCAGTATGTGGTGCGAGAAGACGCGACCGATGAGCGGAGCGGAGTAGCCAACCGGAGTATACTCTCGGATCTCGAGCGTAGGCCAATTCACAATGACCCAAGTAAGTCCGGAAGCTTCCATGGAGACCAGGTCAGGCTGGGTCGGTTCCGGGGGCGTGTAGGGGTGACTGTGGACAACAGCGACGATCTCTCCAGCTTCTTCCGCCAACATCGCATCCTTGGGGTCCATGATGAACTCGGAGTCTCGTAAAGCAAGATTCCCACAGGGATAGTAAATGAGATCTTCTCCGACCCGAACAAGAAGACCGCAACACTCCTTCTTGTTCGTGAATTCAGCGTGTGCGCGGATCTCCTTCCGCAAGCGTTCGTTAAGCATCAACCAACCCCACCGCAGGGAAGAGCCCAGCTGGCAGAACAGCCGTGTCTCCGAAGTGCGCAATGCAACCGTTCGTCGTGTTCAGACCCTTGTCGCAGGTTGCGAGAGCGCCGACGTAGCCACAATCCGCTCCTTTATATGCCCAAGAGCATAGGTTCTGTCGGAACTGCCGCCTGGGAACCTTGACTCCCTCGTGATCCAGAGGACTAGCAAGGGTAAAAGCCAGGAACTGTCCGGGGACCTCCTGGTCTTTCTGCTCGATTCGGTAGATTTGGTCAGCGAAAGCAATCGTGGAGTTCTCTGATGCGTTGCCAGCAGCAAAATTCACAGCGTCCACATACTTGACGAAAGTGCGCTTCCTCGTCACAATAGCGCCTTCGATACCACCCAAGAGGCGGACGAGTGAGCCAATGGATCCTTCTAAGTCTCCAACAGTAAGTCTAGGTCTAACTTGTGGTCCGTCACCTTTGAAATCGAACCCTTGTCCAGCGATAGGGAAGGCATTGTAAGTATTGCCTTGCCAGACGACGTCATTGCCCAGTTCGTTCTTCCCGTTGTAGAGCCTCATTACGTTTCCGCCCATCGCCGTTGTGTCGATGACCCAGAAGATCAGCAGACCCGAACCCGCGAGTAGAGCTAAGTCGGAGGAGGGTATTGTTCCCTTGATTGTGCTCATCCGAGGGTCTCCTCTATGGTGACGGAGATGTTGTGCCTACCTGAATCCGCGATGTTGTCCTTCCAATCGACAGCCAGGAACTTACGCTGAAATTCGGTTGCGCCCGGAGGAGTCCACAGGAAGTAGTCTACGCCTTTGGTCGCACGAAAGAATGCGAGGATCGTGTCCCTTTGTGTGTCTGTGCGGTCGCTGTAGGCCAACGCCCAAGACTGTAGGATCGGGTTGAGACCCTTAGCTCGGCGCTTCTTGTAGCCATCACCATCTATCGCACGAAACAAATCTGGGGCCTCGGTCAAGTTGGTAGAGTAGCTCGGCGCAATGGTCAGAGTTGTGGTGGTCATTAGGCCCTCCGTGTCGTGGGATTGAGCTTCCCACCAGAACGCATGTGCTCACTGATTCTTCGGTCAACAATCGCAACAACATCACCAGCAATCTTCTTTGCCATAGAGTTGTCATCACTCGAACTCGTAGATGTAGTACCATCCTTGTGAACGGTGACATTGACCTCAATGTGGTTCTGGGTGTTCCCACCGCCATACAGTTGATCGTTCGGGATGATTTTCCCAGCAGCAGGAGCAGTGAAGATCTCGGGACCGCGCTCGCCGACGAGATAGTTCATGCCGCCAGCGACAGGCCCGCCAGTTGCTTTGGGAGGACCGTAGTAGGTTCCTGAGCCTGGGTTGTAGGTGCTTGTTGCACCTCCCTTGCCAAAGTCTCCACCCATGAAGGCTGAGATGAACATTGTGACTGCTTTGGCCATCAGGAATCGAACGATCTCCTCCATGATGTACTTGAGCAAGTCCTTAAATGCGCTCTTCCCACCCATTGCGAATCGAGTCAGGGCATCGGTGGCTTTGTTCGCAAAGTCAGTCGCCATTTTCTTGCCTTCGGTGAACAGGTCGGACATGGAGTTCCCAAGCTCCACCATGCCTTCCTTCATACCACCAAAGAAGTCTCCCTGCTTGTCGTCCTTCTTCTTGAGCTCGTCTTTCAGCTTCTTTGTGGCTACTTGCGAGGCATCGATCTTCGCACTCAGCTCATCGAGAGCGGCGATCTGCTCCTTGAAGGTCAGAGCTCTGCCCTTTTCCTCTTCGAGCTTCTTCAGCTCTGTGTTCAAGCGACTGATCTCCTGAGGAGTCTCACGCACAGCATTGTTCTGGATGTAACCGGCCTTCTTGGCAGAGTCGAACTCAGCAAGACCAGCCTTCTTCCGGTCCTCATTCATCTTTCGGAAGGACTCGTCCCAGAGCTGGAGTTTGGCAGACCAAGTCTCGCGATCCGCCATGCGTAGTTTTGCCTGGGTGCTGGCGTCAATCGCAGTCACTGCATCCGCGAGTTCCTTCTCAATCTCAAGACGACGAACGAGCTTCGTAGTCGCATCCTTTTTCTCTAGATCCTTAGCTTGATCGGCGTTGAGCTTACCATCCTTCTTCTTGGCTTCTGTATCCCAGCGAAGGGCATTCTGCTTCAACTCCACGTCCAAAGCGTCAATCTCAGCTTTCGCCTTGGACTGGAGGGTATTCTCCTTACTAACCTTGACAAGCTCGAGTTCGATACGCAGCAGCTCACTGGCGTACATGCTCTTGTCCTTGGCCTCCGGGATCTCTCCACCCGTAGCCGCAGCGTCAGCGATTCGCCGAGCTTCAATGCCCTGAGCTCCACCACGAGCAAGATTAGCCTTCTCTACGAGTTCATACCTTAGAGCTAGGACGTCCTTCATAGCCGTTCCTAGATCATCATAAGTCTTTATGGCAGCTTTGATTGCGTTGATATTATTTTCATCGACCCATCCCGTGTTCATGGAGCCACTGTCTTCTAGAGTCTTGCGCTTTGACTGCAACTCTCCGTAAACTTCGGTCAATTTCTTGATCTGGGGAATTAGATCAACTGAATCAATAGTCTCTTTGATGGCGTCTTCGGTCTTCACACCTTTTGATTTCAACTCCCAGAATTTTTTCTGAGCTTCAAGTTGTTCCTCAAGATCTTTCTTATAGTCCTGACCTGCTTTCATCGCATCGTCGGAAGACTTAGTCGCAGACTCCTTGAAAGCAAACATAGCCATCGCAGCCGTGGAAACCAAAGTAATAATGACAGAAAAGATCCCAGCAAAGCTCGAGAAGGTCACTTTTGCTGCTTCTCCAGCGATAGTCATAGCCTCGATAGCTACAGTCGCTGTGTTAGCAGCCATAGATTTAGCTTGAATTGCAGCGGTAGCCTCGATCTCTGCCCGTACGACACCTTCTTCGGCTGCAGTGAGTGTAACCAAAGATCCAGCATTCTTCAACGCAATTACGGAATCAGCCTCCTTGGCAAGCCTAGCTTGAATACTCGCTGTTGCTGCAGCTCGCTGAGCCGCGATCCAGGCGGTGATCGCAGTCACCATCTCAAAGACCTTTGTACCAATGGAAATGCTAGCCCACGCAATACCAATTGATAAGACCGCCTGGCGATGGTCGTAGAGGTATTTGGTAACTGCGACAATAGAGCTGATAGCTCCGTCAAAAGCACTCTTGATCTTGGACCCAAGGATTGCCGCATCTCCGGATTCCTGCATCGCCTTCATGCCGTCTTGAGCTCGCTTGAGGCCATCTGTCGCACCTTGGATCGCCGAGGTGAAAGCAGGTCCGAAGAGTCCGCCGACGGAGACCTCCAGATTTTCGACATAGCGAACCATAGATGTCAACTGTTTGCCAGCCGTACCCATAGCCGCTTCGTAGGCTCCTGCTAGTTTTGTTCCTTGAGAAAGCACTTCGTTCATCCGAGCTTGAGTCTTCTCAGCATCGGTTAGATCGCGATTATAGGCACCAACTGTATCCTTCATCTTCTTGTATGCATTTTCGTAGTTCACCATTACGCCGAGGTGGTGAGCTTGCATTGCTATACCCGTTTGCACAGACTTGGTGAGGATCTCGAAGGCTTCTGAGGAATTCATCCCAGCAATGACAGCCGCATCCTGAGCAACGCGAGCCAGCTTCGCAGCATCAGCCATACCGACATGAGCAGCAGCGAGCATGTTCAGCGATTCGCGAGCCTTGATCGAGGAGATGCCTGTCTTCTCCAACTCGAGCTGAAGGGTCGTCATCTGTCCAGAGGTAAGCCCTGTGTTGTTCCCCATCACCGTCATCACGGTTCCTAGGGTCTCATATCTAGCAGCCAGTAGGGTTGCGTCCTTGGCCATATCGACGATTTTTGCCGCAGCGAGAGCAGCGGCGAGGGCAACGAAAGCTTTCTCCAGCGAGAAGACCGAGGACTCCGTAGCTTTAGCTGAATCTGCCAAGCTGCCGAGGTCCCCGGTCGATTTGCGGACTTGGGTGCTGTCTACGTCAATGCTCAGGGTCGCTATGTCTTGCATCGGTCACCTGTTTCTTCTTGACGAAAGTTCTGAGGTAGGCAGCGTCTAGTGCTTTTATTACTGAGATTTCGTAGGGCGTTGGGAATGTTTGAGTGAGCTGAGACCACGCATAGATAGCCTCGTAAGTGAGCGGGTTCGGAGCAAAGCCAGAACCAGTACGAGATGAGTGCAGTTCTGCAAACCAACCCCATATGTGCTGAGTTGCGTAGGGGAGCTGAGGAGAGTCGTCGAGGTCAGGAACAACAATGCCAGACTTGCGAGCTTGTTCCAAGTGCTGTCGTTGAGTGATGCCATTGTTGTCCCTTTCCTCGAGTTTGAACCAGGAGACTGCATATTCTACAGTGAGTTCCTGGAGCCTCAGCTCTTGATGAAATTTCCCCGATCGCTGATCTCCTCATCGATCTGGTCCTTCACCCAGGGATAGTCCGTGAGAAGCATACGGACGTTGTCAGGAGTGTAGAGCAACTCCTCTCCGCCGAGGACCAGCGAGCGCCAGCCGAGGATGGCACGACACAGCATGGTCATGTTCTCAGCCTCGATCTGCTCGGCCGTCGGAGTGGTGGCTCCGGTCTTCTTGGCCTCGTTCAGACGGGCATTCATCCTGGTGCGCTGAGCGGCCTGCCAAGGCTCGGAG